CAAGTGTAGCGTTCGCTTCCAAAGCCATCCCAACCTCAAAGTTTACGGATTGCTCAGGGTCAGCAAGAGTTAATGTTGTACCAACTCCAGAAGTAGCAGAAATTTGTCCAATCCAACCAGTACCGTTTCTGTACAACTGAGTTGCAAGAGAACGAGCTAAGGAGTTAAGAGCTCCGTCTACTTCAAGCTTAAGTGCACGCATAAATGCGCCGCTATCATTTTGAGAAGCAAGGATTGTTTCGTTAGCAACTTCACCAACAGAGTAGTTAGGTGAGCGAGTAAGAAAGAATGCTTGTAGTAAAGATGTACTACCAATAGACAAAGCTGTTCCAAATTGAGCAGAACGGTTTTGAGGGTTACCATAGATCAAAGGAATTTTACGAGCATCGCCAGTAAAGCCTTCGAACTTGGGAACCATAGCTAGGAACGGGTTATTTTTGTACAGAGTTGTTACTACTAGACTTTAACATCTAGCGGGGATACCACTTCGGATTTCCCTCTCCCGTTTCGCTTAGTTATAGCGGGAGTTCAGACTATCGCATCACCTTTCGGTGCCCTCTCACTTAGTCGTTCACGGTGCTTTCGCTTCCGCCCTGTCACCCGCTGCCGGGCTTCCAAGTCAATCAGAGTGGGTTTAAACTCGTCTACAAGTTAAACGAGGTTACGGATTTCTTTATCTGTATACAGGGTTTTCAGCGCTGGAATAAACGCTTGATTGTCTAAAATTGACATTTGTCAGTTTCCTTATGGGTAAATAAATTTTTAATTCAAAACTTTATTTTGCCGTGTTCTCATTGAACATTAGCGCCCGGAAACTGACTTATGGGCAGATGTAACTTTAGCTGCGTAACCTTATCTTCCGCGTGCTTTATCCAGCATCTCTATTGCTCTTTGAAATCTTTGTTCAGGAGATAGAGAACTTTCATCAGCACGGTGTGGAACTTCAGGTTTTAGATTGTTTGATAAACTCGTAGGACGCTGTGACTGGTAGACGGGTTCTCTTAAGAATTCGAGAGGTGCCTGCTGACGGTCAACAACTTCACTTGGATTTATCAAGCCTTTAATCTTCTTTAGGCTAGCGTACTTGGTTTTAAATTCGCTTTCAAGCTCGTCTTCGACAAGTTGTGCCGCTTCCTTGAAGTCAAGAATCTTCTGAGTGTTGTTGTAATGCGTTTCGATGATCTCATAGACGGTATCCACGTGATCAGGATTTGCCGCCAGGAACTCGAAATCATCTTTATTCGCTTCAACAAAATCATTAATGGTTTTCTTGTAAGTGGAAACTTGCGCCTCGTGATTTGCTCTCTCACGCTCAATCTCCTGCTGCTTCGCCATCTCCTCTTTGTCCATCTGAGACTTTTTCATCTCTTCGATTTGACTCTTGAGAGAAGAGATTGGATCTTCAGGGGCAGCTTCTCCTCCTTCGAGCTGAAACCTTGCGATGTCTTCGAAGGTGAGACCTAAGCTCTGCAAAAATTTAATAGGGTTCTGTTTTGCCGTCTCTTTGTTCGTCTTGTACTCGTTGGCTAGAGCAAGGTCCGCGTCTAAAGCCTTTTTTTGCTCTAAGATTGCGCTTTCCTTCTTCGCTACGCGAGCCATTCGGTAAGCTAGGTCTGGGAGCTTATATTTCGACTTTCCTGAGGCCTCACCCTGTCCAGAAGGCTGACTATCAGGCGCTTCCGTTTGCGGGGCTTCTCCGCCAATTACAGCAGGCATTGATCCGGTTGACGTGTTTAAAAATTCCATACGACTCCAGTAAGTGAATCGGCTAAGTAGCCGCGTTGGTCCAAGAGGTCTTCGTCGCAAACTAGAAGGACTGAACCTGACGGATATCTAATCTTGAATATGTTGTCCCGCGCAAAACCTTCAGGAAATAATTCTTCCATGAGTTGGTTGTAAAAGGCTGGGGACGCGTGCAGAAAATCTGGCTTCCCACCCTTCAAACCAAACTTAGTGATGTTGTGCGTCAAGCAGGAATAAGCGCTCATTTACACCATCGGCGCAGTAGGTTGAAGTTCTGGGTTAATTCCCATTTCAGGTGCTGGGGTCTGTACTGCTGGAGCCTGAGGTGCTGGCGCAGCAGCTGCTTGAGCAGCCTGTTCCGGCACTTCAAGAAGCTTGGCTGCTTTGCTGATGTATGCCCGAATAAGCTCTAGAGAGCTGTCTTTGAGCTTCTTGTTGCGTGCCCAGTGATAGTAGTAATTTCCATATTGGATGCACATTTCAAGGTTGTCGTAAGGTTCTGGAGAGATGAGCTTTTGGGTATCGAGCATATCTTCGATGTTCTGCAAGATAGAGCGTAGAGGAGCCAACTTCAGACCAAACATCTTATCGGTGTCTGGGAAGTCTAGGAGCTCCATCGCCATCATCGGATCTATCAAGCCACTGCTCGCCATTTCCTGAATGAAGTTCAACTTACCAGAAGGCGTCGATGGGAAGTCCGAGATCGGGAAGCACTGCATAACATATCCGTCGCGGTCTACCTTGATATCAGCAAAGTCAATATTTTCCATGCCCTCTTTCTTGGAGAAGGAAGACACTTCGTAAGTACCGTCGCGCTCGTAAATATCGTGTACCATGTCGAGCATTTTCTCTGCGCATTTAATATGTAAATCTTCCCACAAACGCGCAGTGTGACTGAATCTCTCAGTCTCTATGTCGTGAAAACTATCGATAGCTTTTCCGCTATTCAACCCCGGTGGCTTGGTGCCTGATGCAGTGAGTTCTGACAGACCTACGATGCCATAAGCTTGCTTAAACAAGAAGTCTGTCATCTGAAACTGGTCTGGGTGAACAGAAGGATTCACTGCGTATACTGGCGGAGTGTTGCGGTACTTCACGATGATTGCATTGTCATTGCTCAAATGAAGTGGATTCACGCCAGAAGCTTCTTCAACAAACACCTTAGGGTTAGCTGATAAACGCATAGCCTCTTGAATGTTCATGAGTAGACGATTCAATTCGCCCTGAATAGACACCAGTTCTTCGCATACACCAACGCCCCAGAACCCTAGAATATTCGAGGAGTAACGGGTAAAAATAAAAGGGAAGTCATCTTTAACATATTCTTCATCAGCGAATGAACAGGTCTCGATGCCAAATACGTGGCGACCTTTGATTCCATTGCACGGTAAATGCCAAGCATCATAAACCATAAGTAGTTCACTATAAGACCGTCCGGTAAAAACATTAATCGCCTTAGCTCTATTAATAGCCTCTGCATATTCGGGGAACATGTTACGTAGATAGTCGCGGGGCAAACTGCGCACACGATAAATCGCACGAGGTTTTTGATACATACCATCAGCCATATCAACGCAGATTTCACCTGGGTATACTCGCTCTACATTTACTTTGTTGGTCTCGGGGTCTTCATATACATAAGCACACCCTGTCCCAAAAATAAACTCGTCGCGTTTAATTTCTGTAGCCATTTGATAAAAGTTGGTCTGGTAGAAGAGTCCGTTGATGAACTTGTTCAACTGCTTAGCTTGCTTCTCAGCTTTGTAAGTCCCACCTGAAGTGAGGAACATAGGCTTAACTTTATTCTTGCAAATCTTCGCAACGAGTGTGTCTATGCAAGACTTAGATACGTTGACGTTTAGTGGCGGGTTCAAAATACTCTGAAATACCGAAATAGTAGATAAAGTTTGCGAAGAATAAGTGTATTCTGGATTGGCAATAGCAAAATCGTCGCCAGAGTATTGTTTCGTATGACGGCTATTCTTCGCTCTTGTATAATAGTTATCATCATACAATGCGCCCAATGCTTCCCAAATTACTTTGTAAGCATCATCAACTTCCCACCATAACTTCGTACCACTGTAGTCAAACATATTTTAATTCCTCAACGAAATGGATTATCCTTAGGTATAAGTTCAGTAGTTAAGTTTACAGCATTTGGTGTTGTTGGATAGTCAATAACCTTAGTAGATATTACGTCTTTGAGTGCAGCTGCTGCAAAAAATTCTATTTCAATGCCGTTAGGACCATTTGACAATTTCTTAATTCCATTTTGAGTACACACTTCTACTAGTTTTTCTAATTCTACTTCCATCATTTTCTCCTGACCCTGTAGTTTGTATTATTTTGTTGCAAATAAGCTTGTTCGGTTTCTTCGAGCAAACGTTTCTCTTCTTGTTTATACCACTCTGGCGTCCCGTACTTAGGAGGTGCAAGCTTGGCCTCATAGAGGAAGTGATAGCACTCTTTCCAACTGTAATTCGCCCCATCCGACAAATGGTTTTCAAATGAGCCATCTTCTACCCACTTATTATTTGCCATTTCCTCTACATCCCAACACAACAACTCCCACTCACTTATTATCATTGCCTTAGATGGTACTTTAATCTTACCAGCGATCATATCTGAGTTCATCAACTCTACGAACTCTTTCTTGCGCACTTTGTCAGCAGCTTCCAGAGCAAATCCATATCGTTTCTTTAATTCTTCTGTAATCTTTTTACCGAGTCCGCCCGTGTCGATCACCGATTTTTGAGGATTATATTTATTATTCCAATCTGCAATCTTTCTGGCCAACTGGCTAATATCTTGTTTAGTTACTTTGAATTCATCAACTAGATAAACTATTGGCGAGTCTTCGTGATAAGCCCACACAACGCCTGCGTCGGCGTCGTCAAAGCCTAAGTCATAACCTATAACGTAGTTCCATTTCAGCTTCGGCAGCTCAGTGTATATGTTTATTTTATGCGAAAATTTGTACACTTGAAGACTCATATCTTTAAGCCATAAACCTAGCCACTCTCTTCCGATAGCCGGGTCAGCTAATGTAGTCTTACGACGCTTAAGCTCAAAGTCCAGAATATCATCAGCGGTCTTGATATCTGGATTAGCCTTCATAGCCTTAGCTAGCAAAAACGGATTGTCTTTAAATGTCCAATGGTGATGCGAATAACCCGACTCGACGTCCGTCGCGGCTTCAAAGAACATGCCAGCACAAGTAGGTGATGGTGTCCCGATAAGGATGAGCGAGCCCTGGTGGTCAATGAGAGCAGGAACAAGCACGTCATCTATCAGCTCTCTTAAGTAAGATGGAAAACTCTGGCATTCATCAATGTACACCTTCTTTAAACTCATACCGCGAAACTTATCTATCTCTGCGGAGTCTTTAGCACCCGTTAGATAAATCATCGAGCCATTGGGATAGGTGAGCGTGAGCTCTGTGTTATCCTGTTTAGCTCCGAGATCGTATTGCTTGTTAATATATAATAAGTCTTTCCAAATAATCCTTTTAGATGAACCACGAGTCTTAGAGATGTAGACCAGGTTCATCTGCGGCTCTGATAAGCACGTGTTAATCAGGTCAGCAGCACATGAGACTGTCTTACCCGCACGTCGAGAGCACACAGCCGTTTTAAAGCGAGCTGAGTCATTGATGAAGTTTATCTGCTTGTCGAAGCAGTAATGAGTAATATCGAATTTGCTTTTGAGTAACTCAAGTGACTCCAGCTTTGCAGCCAGAGCAGCGCGTCGAATTACGTATTGTTTAACGAGATCGCTATACAATCAGTTCATCCTTCTTTTTTTCTTGGGCGCTTCAATGACAGAAACTTCCGATGCTACTTCCGTCCCACATTCCACATGATAAACGCCGTCTAAGGTCATTGCTTCGGTGAAAGCTTTATCTAGTTTGTTGAAGTCAGCTTCATCTGGGATCATATGCTCAACATTAGTTAAAGGAACAAGAATTGGTACGTTACGCTTATCTTTACAAATAATCATATTTAGATGAACAAGGTAACGTAACTCTGTTACGCTATCTAAGTAAACTGATTCTCTAGCTAATCCGTTTATAGTAACAGGTCTGTACAACTTAACATGTTTTAATTTCATTCATACTCTCCTCGCTCTTGTCTCGTGTAAAACTTTTTCTCAGTAGATAATTTATTTTTTAGTTCTATCTGTTCTTCTGTTGTTAGAAAGCGCATATGTTCAACTATTTTCTCTATTTTTTTCATAGTTTTTTCATAGATTAAATCGTCTTCATTGCGAAAAGGAATTAATATCGTCACAAGAACCTCTGCTGCAGATAAGGGTTATAGCGGATTTTGTGTCTGTGCATCTGACGCTTAACTGTTACTTCAAACATGGATGCTGGCCAGTGCGTACAATAAATTTGTTCAGAGTCGGGATGAAAATCTATTATGTTATTCATTATAAAGTTACAGATACCCATTCGCCTAAACGTTTTTTTGACGCCCAACCAATCCATAACTAACCCTTGGGGCTCTAGACTAAATACGATAAATCCCATGATGACCCTGGGCTCGCTGAGAGGCGCTAACACAAGCGCATTGCCGCTATGTATACAGCTTTCGATTATTTTTGGCTGATGAGCATAATAGATGTCATTTGCGATGTCTCTAGTCCCCGCACTAGACTGATAACTTAACAGCCAACTCTGGATGATAAGCCCATAATCATCTTCTCCCGCCTCGCGAAACATAACTTGTTCATGGGGAAAATTTTGTTGTATTAATTTTTCTAGTGCCAATTACTTACTCTTTTCCTTTAAGAAATCACGCGCCAATTCTTTGATATCTGCGTCGCTCATACCTTCTAGCTTAAGTAAACGTAACTTTTCCATTCCCACAACATCGTCCGTGATTCTGTGAAATGCTTTGAACTTGAACATGAGCGCTGCTGCGTTACCTTTGATTGTGCCATCTATGAGTCCTTCCAACATTCGCTCATCTTTTCTAAATCTGAATTCTTTACCTTTTTGATAAGCTAAATCAAACTCGGGATGATCTAATCTCCATTGATAGAGAGTTGATCTTACTACACCGATATCGCATCCAAAATTGTCAAATGCTAAACCTGTGCTCATATAATCGATGAGTCGCTGGCAATACTCCGGTTTGTATTTTGTGACGTCAGGTATCACCGGATTCTTTTGTTTCCCTTTCAATGCTCTCGGCTTATCGCTGTCCATTTAACCGCCTTAATCTTTCTTTGTAACGTTTCTCTAAGTATTTGTTTAAATATTCTAAACTTATATATGCCAATCCTATTACTATCATTAACAAACTTAAATATAGCCAGGCGTGTACAAGCAATGATGTTAACTCGTCGTCCATTATTTTTCCTCTGTTAACTTAATAGTTAAAGTAATTCCAGGAGTTTTTGAGTACTGTTTACGTAGTGTTAAGTTATCAATCAATCTATCATCAGTAAAGAGTATGCCATTCGCCGCGTCTAGTATTGCTTTAGCGTAGTTATCAATATCGCCGATCGGAGTTGGCCAAGTGCTTTTAGTGCTACTTTTAAGTTTAGGTAAACGGATATCTATTAATATAGTGACAGCCTCATTTAAAGGAGGAAGTCTGCACTGAATAAAGAGAAAGTTCTTTAACTTTTGCTCGTATTCTCTAGTTCTTTTAGGCGTATATCCTATTCCCGCTTTAGTAACCCTAGGTCTACCTTTGGGAATAGGAACAATATCTAACGTATAAATTTGCACATCGACTCCTGCTTGTTTTTACAACTTTAACAAGCATCTGAACATCTTACAACTTGCTGAAAAATGTTGCTTTTTTTTCATTGTTTGTCTGAATCGAATATTTATTGCCACAGTGCATCAATGATGCTTGACAACACTGTTGCACTGTGGCATTGTTTTGTTGTCGCACAGATAGCGGCTTACTTAACTCAAAGGAGATGATAATGACTATGCTTGAACACGAGTGGGAACAACTTAAAAGAAAAAACAGAATCGAAAAATTTGAAAAAGAGACTGACCCTGCAGAGTTAGAAAAAATTAAAAAAATGGCAAATTTAATTAGAAAAAGTATTTTAAGCAAATCTGAAATGTTTAGAATTAATACAAGATTTTGTAAGCTTGAACACCACGATGGCGTTATTAAGTTAACTAGATGGGCAGATACATCGGAGTATACACGTACAAAACATAGCGTAAATATAAATGTTGCTATAAATGTTGCTTCTATAGACTGGAAAAAGCTCTGGGCGCAAGTGATGCAGTTTGTAACTGAGTGTTATCAAAAAAACTTATGCATACAGCACTTTGTTGATTTAACAGCTAACGACGAAAAAAAAGAGGAATAATTTGATGACGTATAGAATCGAATTCGTTTCTTACTATTACAACGGCAGAGAATATATTGAGAGAGAAATTATCTATCAAACTCATTATGAGAATCTGGGAGACGCTGAAAATATGGCGTGCGAGATCTTAGACGCGGATAAAGGCACTGATTTTAGCGTGATTATGAGCATAGCAATTTTGGATGACGAAAACGACGAAGTCGTCGTTGATGCGGGCAGTTACTTTTATAAACCGTTGCATTGGAGGAATAATGACTGAAAAGAGTAGCAAATATAGAGACAGAGGAGACACGTTAGGCAGAGAAAGTTATCAAAATAATACTAACGTGAGGAGATTAAGTATATACATTGATAATGAAATAGATCTAAAAATTACGACGATTGCTAACAAAAAGCGCGTACATAAGTCAGAATTATTTAATCAAATATTGAGACTGGGTTTAGAAAAAAACGACAAAAAGGAAATAGAAAATGCAAATGCAAAGTGAATCCATCGGCAAATTAGCAGAAGCTCTTTCTTTAGCTCAAGCGGAATTCAAGCCCGCTTTAAAAGATAGCAAAAATCCCTTCTTTAAATCTAACTATGCTGATTTAGCTAGCATAGTTGATGCATCCAGGACTGCTCTTACTAAGCACGGATTAGCAGTTATTCAAGCGACTACGTTCTTTGAAGGGTTCTTTTGTTTGCACACTATCTTAAGTCACAAGAGTGGTGAATACATTTCCGGATTATATCCGTTAAAGCCGGTCAAAGACGACCCCCAGGGCCAAGGAAGCTGTATTACATACGCTAAGAGATACGCTTATGCAGCTATTTGTGGAGTCACTACAGATGATGATGACGGGGAAGCTGCACATGGGCGAGCAAAATCTGAAGTGCAAAAAATGGGTGAGCCAGTAGAGATATACAACGGGGCAGTCTCACAAAAAGAGATAGTAAAAGCTATTTTTGGAAAATATGGAGTGCCAATGGATTTGATGAGTAAGCTTAATGGTTCTCTGATGAGTAGACCAATTCGTGATGCAGACGGAATAGTCAAAGATTTTATGAGTAAACATGGTTAAGTACTACCCATTTTTGATTAAATTTAATGGGTTATCTCGCGGAGTTGCTGTAATAAGTAACAAGTTTTTAGCTAAAGACAAAGAAGAAGCTGAAGATATTGTGAAGAGAGAATATATATTGTGGCCTAATGCTCGCGTCGTACGTTTAGTCCAAGAGATACCAGAACTAATTGAAGAAAGGGAGGAATAATTATGGATTTTAAAAGAATATTCAAAAAAGAAAAAGATATAGAACAGTATATTGCAAATAAGATTAAAAGATACAAAAAACAACTAGTTAAAATAGCAAATGATCACGATTTAACGCAAGAACAAATAGAGCAATCTCGAAAATTTGCACGAGAATTTATTGAAACATTGTGGAATAGCAAAATAACAAAAGGTACTTATATCTTCGCATCTGAAACTTTTTATCGTGAGTTTTGCGTGCAAATGTTATTTTCGATGAGCGACTATAAAAACTCTAAAAACGATAGCAAAAAGGAAATAAAATAATGGCGGGATTAAATAAAGTAATTATTATTGGGCGCCTTGGGCAAGACCCTGAACTTAGAACTACTGCTACCGGTATGCCTGTGGCGAATTTCTCGGTGGCTACTTCTGAGAAGAGCAAGGACGGTAAAGAAACAGTAGAATGGCATCGCTGTTTATTATTTGGTAAACAAGCAGAACTCGCTAGTAAATACTTGTCCAAGGGCAAGCAAGTTTATTTAGAGGGTAAAATCCAAACTAAAACTTATCAAGACAAACAAGGTAACGCTAAAAGTTCCACAGAAATACTTTGTCATCAAATGGTTTTTCTTGATAGCTTACAAAAAGAAACTCAAGACGCTTTTAAAGATATGATTAAAACACCGGATGTTCCGGGATCATACGACGATATACCCTTTTGAATCAGGAGATTTTATGGCTAATCACAGCGGTAGAAATGTTGTCAGAAGCGCTGAAACAGGGAAAAGAATTGCAGTAAAAGAGCTCACTACTGGACTCATCTTTGCTTCTCTCAATCTCGCCGGTAAACACTTTGGCATCACTCCTACTGTGATTAAGCAATATGCCAATAATAGAGTTAAGTTTCCTCAACTACCATACAGGTTCGAATGGATAAAATGAACATAATCGATGTTCTCCTAATTGTGGCAGTTACTATGCTGATTATCGGTTTGATTTATCTACCATTTTTTTTATATCTGACTAATTACCTGGGGAATCAATGATGGAATTAGATTTTTTAAGGCCACAGTCCAAAGCTCATTTCGCTACATTAAACTCTGATGCTAAGCCCATCTTCGAGGAATTTTTGAAGCTGTGTCACGACAAAATGTTCAATGTGCAAGTAACTTCTGGCTCTCGTACTGCTGCTGAGCAAGATGCTCTCTACGAAATAGGTCGTGAGAAGCCTGGAAAGATTATCACTGCTGCTAGAGGTGGTGAATCTTCTCATAACTACGGGATAGCTATTGATGTAGTGGTCTTGAATAGGGATGGCGAATGCGACTGGCGCACAGAGACTTACGGAATGCTCTGGACCCTAGCGAAAGAAGCAGGGCTGGATAAAAAAGGTCTTCGTTGGGCTGGCGAATGGAAAAGCTTTAAAGAAGCTGTGCATTTCGACTTAAGCAATGGCCACAGTATCGCTGCGATTAAAGATAAATATCCTTTGTACACTTGTTAATTTAATAGAGATGGAGGTCTCTTATGTCGTTTTCAATTCCCCCTTTTTGGGCGCTGATGGGTTTAATTGCGTTCGGTTCGCATTTTTTCCTATATGCTTTGTATGCAGGAATAGCTATTTTAGCACTAAAGTTGGCAGCATTCTTGTACAATAAAAAACCCACTAAAACTTTCCTATTCGTGAAGGACATTTGTTCTTCCGTGAATAAGTTTTTGTCATCCAGGGGTGTGACGATCGTTTGTACTGCATTATGGACATCACTACTTGTCTATATGTTCGTAACATCATTCGGAGAACCTATCTGCCTATGTTACGCGATTATGTTAATTTGTCCTTTAGCTTCATTTTTACCATAGTCAAAGAAAAAATAAGGAGTCGAAGATGAGTCTGTGGAAATGTATTAAGAGGTTTTTTGTCTATCATCAATGCAGTGATCCAGACACTGCATTTGAAAAGAGATTGGAGTTGTTTAGAGAAGCTGAACGCCAAAACATGCTAGTAGAAGAAGTAATTGAAGAAGTAAAAGAAGAAGCAGAAGATAGAAAACTTAATCGCAACATTAAAAAGATGGAAGAAATAGGTTTTATTATCGATGCTAAAACTGACAATGTCAGAAAAGAACTCGCAGATACACGGGAAAAACTGTTTTTGACCGTGAATTCTTATCACAATAATACTGCTAGAGAAATGAATCAGGCAAAAGAAAGCTTTGATAATATTATCCGTGGCATGAACAATAGACTCGAAAGACTTGAGAGGAATCCTGTACCTGTACCTGAAATCGTTAAAAGGAAACCTGGTAGGCCCAAAAATGTAAAGATTTAATCGGTTATGGTAATTTTAATTATTTGATAAAAGATAGAAGAATATGTTTTTACAATAAAAGTAGGAGTTTGTCTAGTGGGCGATTTTTTTTATCAGTTGTTCCGAGGACTAGAACGAGAACTCAACATTAACAGACACTGCGATAAACTTATCGTGAGAGCCTTTTTTCCGTCTCTAATGCCCTCGTTCAGATCTAGGGATACTCTCGTGCTCTCTTGCCCAGAAATTGCAGCACAGACTAAAATTAGCGATTCTTGGGTGCGTGCTTGTTTGCTACGCCTTGAAGCTAAAAATATACTCTGCATTGCTAGAGAAAGAGTAAAAGGATATAGACTGTATAAGTTTACACCAGAAATGCGGCAGAGGATCGATGTCTTACTTGCTAGTAAATAACTTACATAGTAAAAGAAAAAACCCCAGCTCTCGAGAAAGAGCTGGGTGTTTAAGCGTTTGTTTTTCGGCCTCACTACCACGTTACCCCGAAGAACTTCTTAATGAGTAGTATATAACGATTTCGATTGCAATAGCAATTTGTCATTATTTTACAAAAGTCAAAAGTTTCTTCGGGTTACCTAACAACCAGAAGGAAATGATTCCATGTCTTCGCAACTATCTCCGGAACAAAGATCTTTGAATGGTGGTCGTTCTCTCAATGCCATCTGGGATTCCCCTCGTCTTGACTGCTATGAAAAATTGTTTCTACAATTTCTAGGATCGTGTGCTGATTTCAGTGGCGATTTTACAGACTTCAGTTTCCACTCCCTCAAAAAATTAGAAGAAGCTACAAGCCTTTCCCGACGCAAACTCCTCTACGTGGCCAAAGATTTAGAAGAAAAAAGCTATATACTGCGCGAAAAAAGATTCTTCGTTCAAGACAATACTAAAGCTCCTTCCAACTATTCACTGACTAAAAAAATATTCGATGAGTACATCCTAATTCTTAGAGAACGGGATGCTAAGAAAGCTCAAGATGGTGCACAGTATGCACCAGGTAGTGCACAGTATGCACCAGGTAGTGCACAGTATGCACTAGGGGTAGTGCACAGCGTGCACGAGGGTAGTGCACAGCGTGCACATGATCTCCCCCAACAGACTTCCCCCATTTCGAATTCCCCCAGTCTTTCTTTAAACCCACCCTTGGTGGCTTCCAAAGTTGAGAAAACTGAAGGTAGTAAAATTTGGGATGCTTATAAGGAAGCCTATGAAAGAAGATATCGAGTAGCACCTGTTCGAAACGCCAAGACTAACTCTCAATGCGCTAGTCTACACAAACGCCTAGGGGAAAATGCTGTTGAGGTAATAACTTTCTATCTTACTCATAATGCCCAGAAGTACGTAGCTAACTGTCATCCTATAGGCTTCGCTCTATCAGATGCCGAATCTTTGAATACACAAATGTTGAATGGAAAAGCCGTCACTCACAAAGATGCTGTAAACGTAGATAAACGACAGACCACCATGAATTCCCTAGAAAGAGCCCTTGAGCTTATGAGAGGGAAAAGTAATGGATGAAAAGTACAAAGAAAGGATAATCAAAGGGTTGTACTGCTTAGCAGATATCACTGACAAAGAGCTATCTCCCGAAATAGCCAATATCTATGCCAGTAAGATAGCTCGCATTCCTCAGGAAACATTACTGTCCGTCCTCAATGAATGCTTGTCTTCAGAATCACGTTTTCCAACTATATCTAGAATATTTGAGCTGTGCGGGGTGCCGTCGCACAAATCATTAGCCGAAAGTGAAGTGAACAATATCATCTCACAAATCATGGCCGCAGCCCAAAAAGGCCATCAGAATGTAAAAGAAAAGGATATGTCACCTACTGCATGGCAAGTAGCCAGAGAGTATGGGGGTTTCTACAAAGTTTGTTATGAGCCTGACAATTATCTTCAAAAAAATTTACAAAATATCGCAAAAGAGATTATCAGGAAAAGAGATGAGAAGAAGCAAATAGAAAGTGCTCCGTCGGAATCTAGAGGACTACAGTCAGCCAAAGATGTTCTCAAGCTAGTCACAGGACAATAGGAACGACAAAAAAGCTCTCTTGTAGGTCAAGAAAGCTTTCAACGAAATCATCATCAGAAAGGATGAGATATTATGGATAACAGAAAACTGATTACCGGACAATTCGAAAGAGGATCAGATGATGGGTATATCCAAAATTTAGTGGAAAGCATCAAAAGGCTACAGGCCCTAGTAGTAAAGAACGATCCGATTCCAGATCCTGATATTTTCAAAGAGAAAATAATCGATGAAATGGAGACTCTTCTTGCGAATTTTGAAAAGGAATTTTGGGAGGAACAAATAAAACGCAAAGCATATTTAGACAAGTTAGGAAGAGATAGTTCTTTTGTTAAAACATCTCCTGGATAGATTAAAGAATTCCCCGCATTTTTTAATTTAGCTAATGTACAAGAAAGATAAAATCCCTACACCATGTAGGGAAGTGCAACACCAAGGATCAACTTGATTATATCACAGGAGCCGAAAAATGAAATATAGTCGCATGATAGAATTGTCGCAGAAGTTACAATTAGCAATCCATTTGTTGCAAGAAGATTGCATTCACAGAGAAGAATGCGGAATTAATGCCAAAAAAATTAAAAGGATAGTAGACGAACTGAAACCCATCCACCAAGATTTCATGCTAGAGAGTCAATATATTATCGATAGATTTGTGGAAGCTAATGATTTTAAGGATTAATCTTTGCTCAGCTTATCTGCAATAAACATTGCATAGAGGGCGACATCAGTTGCTTCTGAGACGATTCTTTGTTTAAACTTCTCGTTCTGAAAAGTTTCTCCTTGGCCTTTCGCAATCTGTAAACGCATGCAAGCCTCAAAAAGCTCATAAACTTCCCCTTTAAGCCCGTCGAATAGTTCTTCCCATCTCTTATCCTTCCAATCACCCTTGCTCGCGTTCTTGGTCAAATTTAGAGTGCTGAGCATATCTTCTGCGAACTGTTCTATTTCTTCGTCGCCCCTGAGCTTTATAGTTTCTTTCCCTATCACCGTTAAAAATTCCATGCTAATCCGACTCCCACTTCTGATCTGTGAATGTTGTAGCTAACTACCCCTGAGAATCCTAGAAACAGGTCTCTAGATGCACTGATGACGATTTCAATATCATTAGTCGTCTTGGGCCGCTCGAAGCTCACCACGGGCAAATACGCAAGAATTCCAAGGTGATATTGATTCCCAACGGGTTCTACTACTTTTTCGCTTATTTCATCAGTTTTTTTTAAAGATCGTTTGGAGCTAAACTCCGTGAGTGCATCATGCACGTTCGAGTAAGTAGTAATAGTACGCTCTTCAGCTACTGTCTGCGGAGTCGAATCACAAACAGTGGCCTCAGAGGTTCGGAGTTGTGATGGAGATCCCAACCGCTGAGAGTATACAACAATATGCTCTCGCTTGATAGTATGATCTTCGTGAACCTGTGAAATCTTTATATCTTCTTGCGACTCTAGAACGTGTTGCAATTGATTGGTAATTGATGCTTTTTTACTATTTATAATTGTATGACTCGTCATAAAGCCCATAGCAAAAAAGAGAACTGCTATGATAAAAGTGTGTTTTAATTCCATCTATTTTACTCGCTGATTGAGGAGCTCAATCCTGAGAACCATCTCGTTGATGCTCTTGTTCACATCATCAAGCTTGGCTTCGTTATGAGTATTGTCTGCTACACATTGGGTTGCCTGCTTTTCTAAAGCGTTCAGGAAGATATAGCTAAATCCGGCAATCCCAACTATTGAAAGAATTGCTAGCATCATTAGCAAAACAAAGTGACCGTTGCTTCCAGCTACCCCGGAAACAACAGTCGAAAATGCCTTGTTAGTATTGTCATCCATTTTTGCAGTACTCCTAGTTATTAACTAAGCGTACCACAAATTATTAGGCGGGGTACCAAGCGTTGGAATTAGAATCGTAAATGTAAGCAAAGTGTCCGCCAACAGTTCCGGCAGTGATCGCGGTACCGATGATGGATGAACCGTCAGTCGTAGCAACCGTAAGAGCCGTAACAACCTGACTAAAACTTACAACGACTTTTTGACCGGCTTGCAAGGTCTTAGAGGTAATCGCTGGTAAGTTTATAGTCAGAGCTGCAATTGTTCCTGCTGGGTTTACAATAGAGTTGCTGTAAACAAGAGTGATTGTTGTGCCTGTAAGAGGCGTGAAATAGTCGTAAGCTTTTCCTACGGATGCAACGAGTGCTCCCACAGAATTATACTGTACAACTGCTCCGTTGATCGGAGTTAGATAGACATAAGCTCCGCCATTCAGGGAAGCGACGATTCCCGCAGGGGTTTGCGGGGTTGGGACGTAAGTAGTTTCTGACATAGCAATGCTCCTTTATTAGTTTGCGGCTGCTGGTGCTGTTGGGGCTGCCTCAGGGGCCGCTGGAATCGATGCGTGAACTGCCGCTGCTGCTACGCCTGCCATCACAACATGTGAAGCTGCTGTAGCTGCTGGGAGAACTGCTTGGACCTTAGTAATCACGGCCATGATGCTTTGAATGCTAGCGTAGACTTTTTGCAATAAAGCAAGATCAGCCGCAGGAACGCCCATGATGCTCCCAAGAGCTGTCAAAGTTGTCACGGCATAGCTAACATTAGATTCCATATCTGCAATTGCGCCTTCGAGGCCACCCTTAGAAGTTATGTAAGCTTGAAATTCTGCATCAGCACTCATGAAAGCTTTTTTGACAGTTGCAAGTGCGGACTCGATATCATTTAAGAATGCGCTAGTCATAGAAAACTCCTTATTTCATGCCTGGTTCACGTGGGGAAACTTTATTCGTAGAGATAGCTTTATCGTGCGGGATTCTTTCAGTGATGTGGCTAGGATTATAAACGACATCTACTTTTTGGTGGTGACCTTCACTGATAGAATAAACTCCACTGGAGCCTAATTCTGCCTTTGGCGGCGGAGGACTATTTTTAGTAATCTTATCTTCCCACTTCGCCGCTTTGTACTCGTCCATTTCTCTCATTTCTTTTTCCTTTTTTCTGCATGTTCAGGATTGTAAACTTCTTCTACTTTACTGTGGTGCTTTTTTAGATGCCCCTTGTGAACGCTCTCACCTTTTTCATGATAAGCAGCAGCTATACTCTGTGCTTGTGAATGGCCTGCAGCCATCATCTCTTTGATGTTTTGTTTAAAGACTTTATCAGATTTACCTTTGTGTAATGGCATCTCTCAAATCCTTATTTTTTCTTTGACATCTTTTCTTTCATCATTTTCATTTTCTCTTTATGCTTCGCTTCCATTTCTTTCATCTTCTCTTTGTGAGCGTGCATCTTCCCTTTTTCTTTATCCATTTTCTTTTCCATCTCAATCTCCTTAAATTATTAAACTAGGACTGTGTTAGCTTTTACTATATCGTAAGTTTCCTCAAAATCCTTGTCCACCGGGAAAATTATTTACAAAGGTGTCAAGCGTACAAGTGCTACCCGGAGCCACTCCGTAGTCGGCGGCGAAAACATAGTTTCCACTGTTATCTCCATACATCGCTATCGAGCCAAAAACCGCGTTGGCCACTCCCGTATAAGCAGTAGTTACTTTGATCGGAGATGACCTATTGGTAATATCAAAACACTCCAAAATACCCCCATGAGTCGCATCTGCTCCGCTTGGAACGTAAAGATAACTAGATTGGTTTTGGGTAACAATGGCTAAGTTACCGCTGTTGAAAGCGGCTGCTGGTGTTATTATTGAAAGCGAATTTGGCGCTAAAGGATTAGTGATGTCAACAACAATTATACGACTCACATTTCCGTCTGTTACGAAAGCTGTTGCAGTGTCCAAGGACAATGTTATTCCGAGAGGTTTTGTATTGGCCGGTAGCGTATAAGTGTTTTGTAATACTGGAGCTGTCGGGGTACTGATGTTCCAAGTCTTTAGGTAACGAACTGTCCAGGGAGTCGCCGTCTGGAAGTTAGTTGTGTACAGAGTTGTTCCGTTAATGGCTATGCCGAATGACTTATTTAAAGTTCCACCTTCTTGGTACACTTGCACGGGCAGCGCTGGATTTGTTACGTCCACGACTGTGAGACCCTTGTTCTGCGTAGAAATATAACAATAGTTTCCTTGAACCACGCAGGAATAAAGCGCACCAGCGGCGCCCGTAATTGCACAGGTTCCCACTTTGTTAGGAGCAGAAGGGTTTGAAACATCAACGATATACAAACTACTACTGCCAGAAGATGGAACATATAAGTATTTCCCTTGAATCGCGACGTCGTAAGCCCCGGCGTAGCCTGCGATTAGTTGGCTCTTGAGTACAGGAGCTTTCGGATTATAGATGTCGAAAATAGACACTGTTGCTGAAGCGGAACCACATACGTAGGCATAATGCCCCTGGATTGTAAGAGCGCTTAGTTTAACGTTTGCACCAGGCACTGATGTTTGCGTAACTTGTTGGAGTAAAATCGGCAAACTGATCATGTTCATTTTTAAACGCCCTTGCCGTTGTAAACCGCAATGACTGTTCCGGTTCCAGATGTATTCGTGTAAACTGCTTGAATGTATCTGAAACCAGCTTCAAAATAATTAACCAGAAAGTTCCCCGCAGCTCCGCCGGTGGCAGCAGAAGAGTTGGGAATTAATGTCCAGTTTGTGCCGTCACAGCTTGCATTTATGCTCACTGTTCCTGTCGGAGTTCCCGTCCAGGTGAACTGAATCGAAAAGGCTACAATATTACTTAAATCTATTGATGCACTGGTAGTCGTTGCTAGAACAGGAATATTCAGAATTATATTTTCAGTAAAACGCATTGAGTCCCCTTATTCATTCAATCCTGGATATATTGCCGTTAATTGTGCAAAAACATTTGACCTAATGGGCGATGCCGTTACTGATACCGTCGCAGTTGTAAAAGCCGTGGAAGCACTTCTTTGAGTGAAACCAGACTGAGTGGGCCAAGTAATTATCTCGCACCTAATATTTATGGGGTAAGAAGGAATATTGTTTACAATAATATTCCCATTGCAATCTTCCAGATAATAAATTACTGGAGAACCTGTAAACGTTTCTTGACTCTGATTATTAGTTCCTGTTGAATCGTCAGCATATAGCTGACATAATTTCTGATATGTCATTTGTTAACTCCATCCTACGATTGGTAATCCGACAAAAGAGACGGTCATCGAATTATTATTAGTAAAGTTAGTTCCTTGTAATTGTGTATTGTTATTAGATGCTATAGCGCAAAACTGCACGCCGGTAGTAAAGGCAGAAACAACCTGAATACCGATATTGGTAATCCCACTAGAAGCAGTTACGGTTCCGACTAAAATCGTATAATTTGTCGACGATATTTTCGTGGTATTTATTGCATAACCCGTTGGTAAACTGATTTGCGCCGCTACTCCAGTGTTCGTTCCGCTTGTAAAAGTGCAATTCACATCCATAGAATCGCCTATACGACGAAACCAAGTAGCAACAGAAGTTACTGTGCCAAACCCTTGGAATGTCGGTGTATAAGCAACCCATCCAGACTGGCCATTCACATAACCTGCGCTCGATACAGTCGCTGGGGCTAATTCTCCCACGCCGATTCCTGATGATCTGCGAATTCTCCAACGTGTTCCTGCAGTATTCGCGGTTGCCCATGAAGTTCCCGCTAGACCGTAAGTTGCTCCACTAGAGTATGAATATTGTCCGAAAGTAATATCGATCTGACTCGTTTGAGCAGAGACAATCGTGTATCCGATTCCATATCCGATGGTGTTTTGGATTTCTAAAGGACTAATTCCTGCAGAAGCGTTATAAGTGGTGAGTGGTAACCAAGGCCCTGTGCCCGCATTTTGTATTTCAATTTGAATATTATCAGTTGACTGTATGGGCTGAGCAAATTGAATTCTCTTCGTTCTTGTAGCAGTTAGAGTACTTGGAACAATACTACCCGCAGCACCATTTACAAAACTTGTTGTATCATTTGCATCTGATGTGGATGAGTTAGAAGCAAATTCAGTAGAACTTGTTCCTAGGGTAGTTTGCGTGGACCATTGGGCAATCGGAATTCGTGCTTGCAAACTCATTAAGCTAGAACTACCGATGACCGTACTCCCGTTTTGCGGAAAACCCACTCCTGACGTACTTATTGTGTTACCAAAATAAAGTACCGAGGTGCTGGTCGTAGTAGCGCTCAGCATGATACCCGTGGCGCTCGTGGTACCCGTGACGTAAGATCCGACGTTGACACTCGCTGCACTCGCGGCCGTTTGAGCAGTCATTTTAGTTGTGTCAATCGTAAGACCAGAAGGCAAGGATATTGTTGCCGTCGTCGCTGTCACGGTGCCGGAAATAAAACCAATGTCCAACAGCATGCAGTCGCCAACGCGGGTGTAAAACCCGGACATGTTCGTGACAGTCCCGAAGCCTACAGCGGTAGGCGTATACGCGATGGGTGCCGATATGGGCGTTCCTATAGCCAATTGACCAGGACCAACATAAATAGAATCGATATTGAATGTTCTGAGCGCTGCATTATTACTCAAGAAACGAATAGAATATTGATCACTAGCTGTCGACGTCCCAGTGAATGATGCCTGGAAAAATGATAATGTCGATGGCAAGTTAGTAATTGATGGAGTGATCGTCGCTTGATAAGTACCAGTCGAGCTGTAGTTTATAATCTGAATTGTGCAATCGCCTGCAGCAAAAGTTCCACTCGTGCTGTAGTCGAGAGAAATGTTAATTGTCTTTCCGATATCCGCTACGTCTAACGTAAACATTGGCGTTTCTACGAATTGTGCTCCACTCGCTCCAGTGAGGGCCATCTGTGCCATCGCTGTATAACGCAAAGGGGAGCTCGTTACGTAACTCAAAAGAGAAGTCGTACTTGAACCCCAGAACGTTGTGTTGGTTGTTCTGTTACCCGTTGAGGTTAAAGACGTAACTATTCCAGTCGTGGGGTTCTGGTTGAAGAAATACCACGTTTGAAGATAATTCCTCTGACCGGAGTTCGAACCGATAAATGAATTCGACGTCAGGTAGTTCTGTAGGTTATTGGCGGTACTATTCCCGCCCCAAAGTATAGGTCCATTAGCCATTGTTTACCCCAGTAGGTTTATAGTGAAGAAGCCAGAGGTCATGTCGCTAGTTACAGATGGATATCTGCGAATGGCTACACGTGTACTCGCTGCAATAGCAAGTCTTGCTTCTATACCGCCCGGAGGCACAACAAGTTGCACAACTTCGGAGCCAGCAGTACCAGTTGCTAATTCAAGAATAGATCCTGAACCATTGAAAATGCTTACCCATGAAACAGCAGCGGTCGTTGAGGCAAAAAGCTGAACATAAGCTGCCGATGTGATGTTCGTAGAGGAAGTATCCAAAGCTAAAAAGTTCTGAATGGCTAGTCCGCCCAGCGATGTATTTATACCGCCGGTTGTAGAGACTGAGATTTCACGGTGGGTAGTTCCGTCCCAGCCCATCGCTAAACCAGCTTCGACGGGTACTGCGGTAGCGGTTGATTGGGTGAACTGAGCCGCTGTAATTGCTCCGCTACTAAAGTTATTTGTGCCGTTACCAAGTTGCACAGATACTGGATTTGTAACACTGACTGCTGTGCTTCCGATACCGAGCATTGCAGCCGTTCTAAGAGTTGAGCTTCCTGGATTTCCATAGTTCGTATCCAAAGTTGTAGGAAAGTTCGAAGAAGCTACATTCACAACTCCGGTTGTAGAAACCGAAATTTCTCTGTGCGTAGTTCCGTCCCAGCCCATCGCTAAACCAGCTTCGACGGGGACCGCTGTAGCTGTAGACTGCGTGAATTGGGCCGCAGCGATCGCTGCCGATGTGAAACTGTTGGTTCCATTTCCTGGCTCAACGAAGACTGGATTTGTTACGGATACAGCAGTTGCGCCCATTCCCAGCATTGACGCCGTGCGCAACGTGCTTGCTGTAGGTGCGCCGTAGTTAGTATCGCTTGTCGTGGGCAATGAGGAGACCGTGACAGGTACTGCAGACTGGTTACTGGCAATGGCAACCGATAATGACGCTGCCATTGTGGTTTGGCCGAGAGCCGCTGGCAATTGTGAACTCGAAGGGGCGTTGTATGTCGTCGCTCCATTGGATAACTCCACAAAAACGGGGTTAGTCGCTGAGACCGCTGTTGAACCCATACCGAGCATGCTTGCGGTTCTTAAAGTGCTGCTTGTAGGAGCGCCGTAGTTGGTATCTGAAGTCGTTGGTAAAGAAGAAACTGTGACAGGTATTGCACTTTGGTTAGATGCAATAACTACGCCCAAACTATTCGCTTCTGTCTGTTGCCCCAAAGCTGCAGGAAATTGAGCTGTTGTGGGTGCATTATATGAAGTAGTTCCATTGCTCAACTCGACGTTTATCGGAGTTGAAGGGGTGGTGGCGAATGTTACCGGTAAAGTACTTTGGTTACTGGCGATGGCAACCGGTAAACTCGCTGCCATGGTGGTTTGGCCAAGGGCTGCGGGGAGCTGGGACGCTGTGTTTGTATTGTATGTACCCGCTCCATTAGACAACTCAACGAAGAGCGGAGTTGTGACTGTGTCTGATAGAAGCACTGGAACAGGAGTTTGGTCTGATGCAATAACAACCGGAAGGCTGTTTGCCATCGTTTGCTGACCCTCGACGATCGGAGCCCCGTTACTGTCTTCGATTCTCACTGTCGTGGCAATGCCGCCATTATATACGGTCGGTGGCCAGTTAAAGTCAGCCATATTAGCCACCTACTTTCTTGGTAACAATTGTAATTGTTAAATCAACTTGTCCAGCAGATGGAACATATTCAATTTGTGTCGCTGCGTACGGAAGTTGATTTAAATTTATTGTGTGACTTCCTGAGTTACCAGCTAGGGAAATTGGAACTCCGAAGTTCAAATTGTCCCAAGGGTCGCTTGGTTGATTTTTTACTTGCACAAAAAATGTTCCTGTAGGCGTCCCTGAACCATTCGCCCAGGTGATGACGTAACCAACATTATCTCTTTGAAGTTCGTTGGTTTCTTGACTTGTTACTGTGGCCACTACGGCGGTTTGTGAAAGGACGGTGTACGGCTGCGAGTTTAGCTTTGTACTCATGGATATCCTTGCGTGGTGACAAGGCAAAGGCTTGAGTTACAAGCCCGTGTCTCTGTGTTTGTGGAGTGTGACTATCTTACTATTGGCCTAGTGAACTTTGCAATGGTGTCTGTGCGTTCTTGCTGCCCTTGCTCTTCGCAAATTGTGCACCACTGAACTCGGCGTTGTTCGCTCCAGCCTGCTGCATGACTTGTTGAGTCTGAGGACTGTGCATCTGCTGCATGCTCTGGATAAACTGAGGAGTCATAGATAAATCGAGGGGACGCCCGAGAAGCACACTCAAGTCCAGTCGCTTTTGATAGCTCAATTTCACTTTACTATTGATGACTTCTTGCATGACTGACTCTACCATTTGATTGTAAATCTCTGGGTATAAACCCTTCACAATTGCTGCATTCTGAATGGTAATCATGCTATTATTTAAATCATCTAACAGAGTGAGAGGAGACTGAATCAAGCGCTCCATATTAGCGAACTCTGAAATTTCATAATCGCTCGGAGGGATTTCTGGTCTGAAACCCAGAAAATTATCATCGTCCATTTTTGGGATAGCGCCTGAGAGCATCTGCAAAGCTTCGGCCATTTTTACAGATAAAGCTGCCGCTGTCTCTGGAGCAACTTCGTTCAAAGGACCCAATTTATCAGCAATTTCTTGTTGGAACATTTGGGTGTCTTGAGTTAGTGAAGAATATTTCTCGAGATTTTTTTCATACTGCTTCCTTTTTTCTTCCATAGTATCTTGTCCAGAAATAAGATCCTTGACGAAGTCCTGGTGAAAAGGAAGAGTTTTTCCAATGACTCCTATGCTTTCGTTTCCAGAATTCAGAAACTGGCTGACCGATTTTTTGATAAACTTATCGTTTTCATAAATCTGCTTCTCCATCCATCCGAGCAAACGCACCGCCTGCGCGGGGGAGCGGATTGCCGCATAGGTAGCGCCTGTCGGTATTCCAAGTCCACCCGAAACTATACCGCTGGCGATGGCTCCAATATCAATTCCCTGAGGACGTTCAGTGTACCATTTGAGCTGACGATATTTATTAATATTGCCCAGCTTTTTTTGAATATCCGTGAAGTTCTGAAGAGTATCATTCACCATTCCACCTTGAGGCTGAACTTGCTCACCGATTAGAGTAGCTCCACTAGGGTTTCTGTTGAGAGTTGAAAATTTAGGATTAAATCTATCCCCACTTATTTTCCCTGTCGCAATAGCATCGGCGAGGTCATTCGTAGAATCGATGAAGAATTTAATAGCTGCGTCTTCTTCTTCAGAGCTAGCTTTATGTGCTTTAGTTACGTAGGCATTCACCCTTTTAGGGCTAAAAGCTCTTTGCTCTCTGCCATTAATGGATTGAGTAGAGCCGAAATGTTTTAAGAACTGCTTTTTCGCTTGTGAAAGTTGGGAAAAAGATTCATTTATGGCTGCTTGCCTCGAAGCTATGCTACCCCAGATATCTTCATTTTCTAGAAAATCCATGGTGAAGCTACGTAGTTTTTTTATCTCTGTGAGAGAATCTTCACGAAGCGCATGGACTAGTTTGTCGTACGGGATGGAATCATCCAAAGTTCTTTTGAATTCATCGATGGATTCATAAATCTGAGAAGGGCCTTTTTTAAACGAATCTTTGCCTGAAATGATCGTTTGAATCTCTTTTTGTAGTTTGTTGGTTTCGTTTTCTAATCTATCCGTTTTGGCTTTAGGATAAGTTATCCTATCCTTGCGCATTTCTCGGATAGCTTGTTTAGCTTCCAAGAGAAGAGATTCGGCGCCTATACCTGCCTGACCAAGGTTAACTTCTTCATTCACAATTAAACGTTCAACTGGTCTGATACCTTTAAAGTATTCTTTTTCAATAGCGTCTGTCGAAACAAAACTTTGCTTTATTAATTCGCTGAACTCTGATGCTTCACTTTCTCTTTGGGAAAGATAGTTTGCTATCGGCTTACGAGTTGATTCATAACCTTCTTTAGTAAAAGCTCCACTCGTTAAGTCTTTTAATCCCTGTTTGTCGGCTCCAGAAATAGGAGCAGATATTGCTGTATACAAATTAGCAAGCTTTTGGCCGGTAGCTCTTAAAACAGGAATAGCTGAATTAGCTAATTTCTCTGCTGCAATAGGAGTGAGCTCTCCGGCTCCTTTGAATAAGAAGCCAAATCCTCCTCCAATAAGAGCGCCCAGACCAAGACGAGAAAATATGTCTTCTGCATTTTTTGGAGGAGAGCCTAGAGCACTTTCACTGATAAGTTGACCAGTGGAATAGAAGACGCCTTCAACAGCGCTTCCGGCGCCAATCGCCGCAGCTTTCTTGGCTATCCTACCGGCTACTGAGTTCGAGGCAGCTTCCGTTCCGAGCTTAGCAGCAGTTTTAGCAGCTATCTTTGAGCCCACTTGCGCACTGCGAGCAACCAGAGAACCGGGAACAAAAAGAGTTCCTGCTATCCCACCAATTTCTCCAGCGAT